CCCACTATCTCCGCCGCTGACCTTCCCCGCCAGCACTGTACAAAAAAACGCGCGCAACCTCTGAATTTTTTTTTTGAAAAGAGAAAGAACTTTATTATTATGGCAAATAATAAATTAATCAATGAGACTATTGAGAAAATGCAGATTTTAGGCACATATAAGCCCGAATTTGACGATCAGATAGCCAGATACGCAGATATGGTAAAAAAGTATTTAAAAATGTCGAAAAAGGTACAAAAAACCGACGATATTTTAACAGAAAGTGCAGCCGGAACAATAAAAATGAGTCCGGTTGCAAAGGTGGTTACAGACCTTAGACGGGATATCATGGCGATGGAAGACAGGCTGTTATTAACGCCAAGGGAATATTACAAGATATTTCAGACAGAACCGGATGAGGAAGATGACAGTTTAAAAGATATTCTGGAGAAAATAAAGGATTAAGAGATGGAATACAAAGGTATTGATTATTTAAAAAATAAGCTTGAAGAAAAAAAGATACGGGTAGATTTGAGATATAGCTTTTATGAGCAGAAAAGAAGAGCTAGAGATTTCGGAATTATGACACCTGAGAAGCTGCAATATTTTCATGTGGTGAACGGATGGTGTACAAAAGCGGTAGATACCCTTGCGGACAGGCTTAAATTTTATAGATGGCAGGATGATGATTTTGATTTTGAAGATATATTCAACATGAATAACCCTGACACACTCTATGATTCGGCTATTTTATCTGCGCTTATATCCTCATGTAGCTTTATTGTTATCACACCGAGAAATGAGGACATCCCGAAATTGCAAGTCATTGACGGACGAAGGGCAACGGGTATCATTGACGATACAACCGGAATGTTAAATGAAGGATATGCAGAAATAGAGCTTGACCAGTATGATAACGTTGTACAATATGCATATTTTACCAAAGAGCGCACGGAATATTACGCCAATGAGGGCGGCAGATGGAATAAAACATATGTCATAAATAATCCTGCGCCATATCCGCTACTGGTTCCGATTATATACCGTCCGGATGCAAAAAGACCGTTCGGACATTCGAGAATATCAAGAACATGTATGAATGTTGCGGAGGGTGCAATGAGAACCGTTAAGCGTTCAGAGATAGCAGCAGAATATTATTCACTGCCGCAAAAATATGTTTTAGGTTTAGATCCGGATGCAGAGCCGATGGATAAATGGAAGGCGTCAGCATCATCAATGCTGACATTTACACAAAACGAGGAAGGCGGAGAGACAAAGGTCGGTCAATTCAACACGGCAAGTCCTCAGCCGTTCTATGAACAGCTCAAAATGATGGCATCGCTATTTGCAGCTGAAACAGGTTTGACATTAGATGACCTGGGATTCGTTACCAGTAACCCGACAAGTGCGGAGGCTATCAAAGCATCTCATGAGAACTTGAGGCTGTCAGCAAGGAAAGCACAAACGAATTTCGGGAGTTGCTTTTTAAATGTTGGATATCTTGCCGCCTGTGTAAGGGATGAGTTCCCATATGAGAGACGACAGGTATATATGACAACACCGACATGGGCACCGATATTTGAGCCGGACGCTTCCCAGCTCGGGATGATTGGAGATGCAATCACCAAAATTAACGGAGCGATACCCGAGTACATAGATGAAGCAATCGCTTACCAGTTGACCGGAATAAGAAGGGAATCATAAATGACGGATATAGCGCCGGAATTGTTGGAAAAAATAAAAAAAGATTTCTATAAGCGGATAGAGTACTTGAAAAAAGCCAAGGTGAATAATTATGAAGATGCATATTCGGTAGCCGGAAAAACCGGTGAAGCACTAGCAAAATCATTTGGCAGTAATATAACGGCTGGCATCCTTCCTAACGGCATCATGCATTATAATATCGCTGACAGAGTTGTTCGTCCGATGCTGGAAGAAAATTACAAAATAGCAGCTGAAGCGGCAGTTCTAGCGCAGACAAAAGCTAACAAGGCGGCGAAGATTGGAATAAAAGCACATAAAGCGGTTTTTAATGAGGACAGAGCGCAAGGAATTGTTGATCGGGTATCCTCACAACCTTTTGATGAGGTTAAATGGATTCTTAACGAGCCTGTTAAGACATTTTCAAGGTCAGTTGTTGATGAGACGCTTGAATTGAATGTTGAATTTCAAGGGAAGAGCGGGCTAGAACCTAAGATTGTAAGAACGGCAACAACCGACGCTTGTCCTTGGTGTCTGGAAGTAGCCGGGACATATTCATATCCGGATGTGCCGAATGATGTTTACAGACGGCACGCTAATTGTGATTGCATAGTGGAATATGTGGAAGCTGGAAAATATACGGATGTGCATTCCAAGGTTGAATACAGATCCAAGGCGGAGAGAGCCGCTAAAGCCGAAAGAAGAAAAAAAATTGTATTGAAAAAATCGACTAAAGATGATACTATAAAATCACAAGAGGAACTAATGGAATATATAGGCAAACCAATAATCAAAACAGACAATCAAAGCATTAGAGAATGGTATGTTGCCAATGTTTCGAATATTCCAAATCAGGTAGATCAATCTAAGAGCATTGAAGAGCAAGCGAGGCAAGCCTTTAATTTACGAAACCAGCTTAAACATGAAGCTCGTGTAGCAATGACAGATATTGAGACAGCTCAGTTCCTTGAGGAAACAAGACCGGCACCAACATTTGAACAGCTGCTTCAAGGAAAGATGAAGAGAAAAGGTTTTACTTACAGCGGGGCGGTTGAGGATATTCTTGAAACATCATCAAAGACAAACGCAGATGCAAATAAGGAGTTTGGACTATGAAAAACAAAGAATATTATTATGTTCCATATTCCACAAACAGCTCAAGTGAGTTTAAGAAAATATGCAAAAAAATCTTTGGTTCTGTCAGAGGAATTAGAAAGGACAGATTTGCTGTCGATGTGGACGGTTCAACTATTCAGAGATTCAAAATCAAAAATCAAGAAATTGTTGTAATTGACGATTACGATTTTGGTTATATTTACATTAATTCAGATATAGACCTTAAAGATTTGTTTGGAAAATCACTTGCAGCATGACAAACACGCAAATAAAAAGCATCGGGCAACCGATGCTTTTATTATGCAAAGTATAATTAAAAGAATGAATTTGGAGGTGTTGACAAAATGAGATGTGCACTGAATTTTAACAAAAACAAGAGCTTTGCGGATCAGAAGCTCTCAGCATGGGGAGAAATGCAACCTCTGACGGAAGAGCCATGTTACAGAGAGGACAAAATAAAAGATATCGCAGACCGTAATTATTTTTATGGTTATAAATGCGGTTTAGCTGATGCTCTTAACAACCTCGAATACAACATAGACGCATATATGGATATTGATGAGAAAAACACCCTCGGGAAAATAAAAAAAGAGGTTGTTGAGGAAGCGTTAGAGGCTTTACAAGATTTGTCAGCTGCAGAACTTGCAATGCAGTTATTTAGAATACTTGACAGCCAAGAGGAGTAAAAAATGAAATACAGGAATGTCGGAAAATCGGGACTCAAGGTCAGCGAAATAGCGGTGGGAAGCTGGATGACGGCCTTGAACGGAAGCGAGGCGCAGGAGACCGCAAAGCAGGTGATTTCGCTGGCCTACGACAGCGGAGTGAACTTCTTCGACTGCGCGGACGCATACAGCGGCGGAGAGGCGGAAAAATTCCTCGGAAAAGCGTTGAGGGACTTTCCCCGCTCAAGCTACGTCGTGTCCAGCAAGGTCTTCTTCCCCACAGGGCCTGGCCCGAACGACTGGGGACTTTCCCGCAAGCACATAATCGAAAGCGTGGACAAATCCCTCAAGAACATGGGACTGGACTACATCGACATCTACTATTGCCACAGGTTCGACAAGACGACACCAATGGAGGAGACACTCAGGACTCTGAGCGATTTGGTCTCGCAGGGGAAAATCCTCTATTACGGAGTCAGCGAGGAATGGGGAGCCGCAAGAATCGAGAAGGCACAGTCGATAATCGAAAAGTTCAACCTCTACCCGTTGACCGTGGTTCAGCCGCAGTACAACATGATGGACCGCTACATCGAGCATGAAATCATCGGAGTGTGCGAGGAGCTTGGAATAGGGATAACGC